GACTGAGAAGCTGGGGAGCGCTGACACGATGAGCAAGATTAACCAGCAAGCGATCGCTACTGGTGCTCCAGTATTCACCGCCGAGGAAATCCGCACGGCCGCCGGCTATGAGGCGGAACCGGGCGACGTTCTCCCAGATATCGAGCCCGATGACAACCCCTAAGCCGGCCATCATTCCCGGCACTGTCGAGGACCCGACCGGTGCCGACGCACTGGAGCGCCGGGCTATTGATGACTTCAATCGCCGGATGCGAAAGATAGGGAAGGCCTATTTGGCGGGCCTTGATCGTATCCCATCGGCCCCCGTGGTCAATAAGAAGTACGAATATCGGATAGATCAGACGTTGCTGAATAGCACGCTGGCTCAGATGGGCGCGGAAGTCGATAGGGTGCTACTTGAGGGAGGCCCGACAGATGTGTGGTTTTTCCGCGAATACGTTCAAACGGCGAATAAGCGGGGAACAGCGCAGCAATTCGCCAATTTATCCCAGCAGTCGCCCGTCTATCACGCGGGGCGTGGAAGCCTGGCCGAGATCATCCAGACCGAGCCGTACCGCCGCCGCCTTGGGTTGCTGGCTGCGCGTGAGTTCGAGGAAATGGTTGGTCTGAGCGGCAACGTAAAAGCTAATATGGCCAGAGTTCTTACAGATGGTCTAGCCCGTGGTCTGAATCCACGCGAGATCGCAAAGAATCTGACAGCGCAGACCGGTATCGAGGCTGGTCGGGCCGCGCGTATCGCCCGTACTGAAATCACTACCGCATTACGGCGCGCTCGATGGGATGAGTCCGACGAAGCGGCCGAGCTATACAATCTGGACACGAAAGAGATGCACCTGTCCGCCCTTTCTGCGACCACCAGGGCCAGTCATGCTGCCCGCCACGGAAATCTATACACGCGGGAACAAGTTCGGGACTGGTGGGCCGAAGGCGCAAACGGAATCAACTGCAAGTGCAGTACGACGACGATGATGGTCGATTCTGAGGGCAAGCCCCTCGTTTCATCCACGGTCGAGCGTGCGAAGGCCACGAAAAAGAAGATGGAAACTCGCGGGTATGATTGGTCCGAATAATTCTTGTGATTCTAATAGCTGTGTGCTATATATCCGCACAACAAGGAGCGCGTCATGCCGATGCAGGTAAATGTCACCACGAAGGTAAATGCCAAGACCATACGGCGTGTCATGCACAATGACCGCGAGCACTGGGTTCTCCCGAGCTACACTCTTCCGGCCGGCGTGATCATGAATGGTGGGCTCTACCCGGCCGAGCAGATCGACAAGCACTATCAAGGCTTAGAGGGCACACTAGCCCCGCTTGGACATCCGACAATGGACGGAAAGTTCATTTCCGCGTTTTCTCCCGAGGGTATCAATGTCGGCCATGTCGGGGCCTTCAATCGCAACGTCAAGAAGTCGGGCAACCGTATCTACCTAGAAAAGTGGGTCGATATCGAGGTCGCCAAGCAGACCGAGCGCGGCCGTGAATTGCTGGAGCGCGTCGAAGCCCTAGAGCGCGGCGACGATGTTCCGCCCATCCATACCAGTGTCGCGGTGTTCCTGGAGGAAGTCGAGCCGAATGACGCGCAGCGCGCAGCCGGTGCCGATTGGGTGGCCAAGATCCACGGCGTTGATCATGACGCCATCCTATTGAATGAACCCGGTGCGGCCACTCCAGAACAGGGCGTCGGCCTGATGGTCAATGCCGATGCTGCACAGACGCTAAAGCCAAATAGTGGCGCGCTTGTCGGTGAGTCCTATCGTGAGCGCGAGGCCCGACTGGATCGTGCGGCAAAAGCTCGATGGGCCCAAGGTCAAGACGAATACGCATGGGTCGCAGATTTCACCGACGATCAAGCGGTAATCGTGCGAAACAATGGCATTACTGAAGTTTTCGGATACACTGACGAAAACGGCAAGATTGCATTTTCTGACACTGGCGATACGGTTATCCGTTCCGAATCTTGGATCAAGACGGTCGCCAATAGCTTTGCAAAGCTTTTCAACCCGCAGGCCCGGCCTGCAGTCAATACGGAGGGCGATATGCCTATTACTCCCGAGGAACGGGCCGACCTGACCAAAGACATCGCTTCGGCGGTTGTCACACAAGTCAATGAAGCCATCAAGCCGCTGTCGGATGGTCTGGCAGCTTTGAAGGCAAACCAGGATGCGCTCACCGAGTCGCTGACTGCAAACGCCAAGGCCGAAGAAGCCGACAAGCGCAAGGCCGTCGCCGCCAAGCATGGTGATGTCGTGGCAAACGCTCTGTCCGGCGAAGCTCTGGACACCATGTTCAAGTCGTTGGGCGAGGCAGCTCCGCTGGGCACCAATGCCAGCGCAGCCAAGGTCGAAACCGGCGCCCCTGATCCGGCTACTCACTTTGGAGACGCAAAATGAGCCGCTACAATCGCGTAAATCTTGACGGCAAGTCGATCACCGAGACTCGTCTGGCCGATGCAAACATCCTGCCAGGCACTTTCGCAGTGATCAACAGCACGGACGAATTTATTGCCGCGACCGCTGCAATGATGGGCCGTCTGTATGTGATCAACCCGGCCTATCACGAAGGCTTGGGTATCACCGATGCCGTCCCTGCTGGTCACTCGGCTATCGGCGAGTACGTCGAGGAAGGCCGCGAAATGGCGGTTCTCGTCGGCGCCGCCACCTACAATAAGGATGATGCCATCGTCGTCGGTGCCAGTGGCCGCGGTGCCAAGGGCACTGTCGCCGTGATCGGATACTGTCAGGACGACGTTGTTCTGGCCGCCGAGGGCTTCATTCGTGTTCGCTTCCGCTCTGACGTCGCTTCTGACGCCGAAGCCTAACCTCGGGGGATAAACAAATGTTTTTTACGCGTGAGCAACTGGCGGTCAATAGCCGCCTTCGGGGTCAGTGGGGCGAGCTGTGGGCGAACCGTGACATTTTCAACTCGCATCAAGCCAACATGGTCGCCAGTCATCGCGCCTCCATGAGCCCGGAAATGCTGGCATGTAACGCGCCGGCGGGCTTCATGCGTGACTTCTGGCAAGAGGTTGATCGTCAGGTTGTGCAACTGCGCGATCAGGAAGTAGGTATGGAAATCCTGACCGACCTTCTGACCGTCCAGACCGTGCTTCCCGTTGGCAAGACCGCCAAGCTGTACAACATCGTCGGCGACATCGCTGATGACGTATCGGTCAGCCTAGACGGTCAAGCCCCGTACTCGTTTGATCATACCGAGTACAACAGTGACGGCGACCCGATCCCTGTGTTCTCCGCTGGCTATGGCGTCAATTGGCGCCACGCTGCCGGTCTGAATACCGTTGGCATCGACTTGGTTCTGGATTCTCAGGCCGCCAAGATGCGCGTTTATAACGGCAAGCTGGTTTCGTACCTGCTTGACGGTAACGCGAACATCCAGGTAGCTACCTATCCTGGCCAGGGTCTGCGCAATCACCGCAACACGATCAAGATTGACCTTGACGCCTCTGGTGCCAATATCGATCTGACCACCGCAACGCCGGCCGCGATGATCGCCTTCTTCACCACGGGCGCATTCGGTCAAGCTGCACGCACCAACAAGGTAACGGCCTACGATGTTCTCTGGGTTTCGTATGAAATCTGGGCAAACCTCTCCCAGCCGTATCTGGCCGACCTCGGCGGCGGCGCAAGCCTTGGCACTAGCCAGACCGTGGCCGAGTACGTTTCGCGCTTCATCCCCGTGCGTGAGATTCGCCCGACCTACGCCCTGACCGGCAATGAGTTCTTGGGCTATCAGCGTCGTCAGGATGTTGTTTCGCCGCTGATCGGTATGGCCACCGGTGTCGTGCCGCTGCCGCGCCCTCTGCCGAACACGAACTACAACTTCCAGATCCTGGGAGCGATGGGCGTGTCGGTCAAGAAAGACGGCGATGGCCATGCTGGCGTTATCTACGGCGCCAACATCGCATAAGGAGGCATCATGGCAAAGCATCGCTACGAAGTAGTCCGTCCTTGGATCGGCGGTCCTTCGGCTGGTGAGGTGTTCGAGTTGGAAAAGCCTATCAACAAGGCTTTTCTGTCGAACGTCAAATCCACCAGCCGAGACGGCGCCAAGCTGACGCCGGCAACCCCGGCGGCGGTCTGTCGCAAGCTGGAAGGGAAGGACAAGGGCGTGATCATCGAACGCTTG